TATGAACAGATTAAGTGGGCGATGGAACAGCAACAGGTCACTCACTTGTTTAAGGTAATGAAGTCGCCTCTAGAGATACAGTATATCCCTAGAGGGAACAAGATTATATTCAGAGGCGCACAGAACCCCGAACGACTAAAGTCTTTGAAAGATAGTAAATTTCCTTATGCGATTGCATGGATTGAAGAATTGGCAGAATTTAAAACTGAAGATGAAGTAACGACTATCACTAACTCGCTATTACGTGGAGAATTAGATGATGGTCTTTTTTATAAGTTTTTCTTTACATATAACCCACCTAAGCGAAAAACAAGTTGGGTTAACAAGAAATACGAAACAGTATTTCAACCTCCTAATACGTTCGTTCATCACAGTACGTACTTAGATAACCCATATATTGCACAAGCGTTCAAAGATGAAGCAGAAGCGCAGCGCATTAAGAATGAAAAGCGTTATCGCTGGGAGTATCTCGGAGAAGCAATCGGTAGTGGTGTTGTACCATTTGATAATCTTGAATTCAGAGAAATACCTGATAAAGAATATAATACGTTCGATAATTTCAGACAGGGAGTCGATTATGGTTATGCTACTGATCCGTTAGCATTTGTGAGATGGCATTATGACAAGAAACGCAATACGATTTACGCGATGGAAGAAATCTATGGTGTGAAGATGAGTAACAAAAAACTTTCGGAAAACATGTACAAAATAAAGGCAGAAGAACATCACACTATTTCAGAGGTATCTCCTAAAGATATCGATGAATTAAAATTTGAACATGGTATCTATAACATTAAACAAGCTAAGAAAGGTCCAGGCTCAGTTGAGTACGGAGAAAAATGGCTTGATGATTTAGATGCGATTGTGATTGACCCGAAGCGTACACCAAACATCGCAAGAGAATTTGAGAATATAGATTACGAAACAGATAGAGATGGTAATCCTAAAGCGAGATTGGTTGATGTGGATAACCACACAATAGATGCAACAAGATACGCATTTGAAAATGATATGAAGAAAAGACGAGGCACAGGCTTTGGAAGGAGTGATTAGGTGTATCCATATGAACCAACAGAAATGGAAAAGATGCTTGAGTTTATCAAGCGAGAAGATGAAACAGATAGAGAAATGCTGCAACGCAAAGTAAGAGAACATGAGATGTACCTGCATAAGTATTCGATTGGTCAAGAATACTACGAGAACAGGTCGGACATATTACGTTTAGAGCGTTCAGTTGGCGCTGATGGTGTGGTTGATGAAAAGAAACCTCACAATCAATTGAGTGTGAACTATCAGAAGTTACTTGTAGATCAAAAAGTATCGTATGTCGCAAGTAACCCGGTATCAATCAAACATGAGGATAAGAAAATCGTTGATTTAATACATGATACGTTAACAGATAGATTTGATGATAGATTAATCGACATTCTAACTGCTGCATCAAATAAAGGTGTGGAATATCTACATGTGTATATTGATGAAGATGGCGAAGTTAATACAATGCGTATACCTGCTGAGCAGTTTATCCCTATTTATAAAAATAGTGAGCGTGAAGAAATGCTTGAGGGTATTTGGGTGCGCATGTTAGATGGTGTGAAACGTGTATCGCATTACACAAAGAATGACGTAACACATTATATGTATCATGGTGGTCAACTTGTATATGATTATTACTTTGGAGAGACTAACCCGAGTAGTCATTTTGATGGTGGTAGCTGGGGGAAGGTACCATTCGTAGCATTTAAGAATAACTCTCTTGAATCACCCGACATCGAAGATTACAAGACGTTAGTTGATGCATTTGAAAGGCGTTTATCAGGATTAGCGAATACGTTCGACGAATCAACTGAAACGATATTCGTACTAAAGAACTATGAAGCACAAGACCTATCAGACTTCAAGCGACTGCTTAGACATTACGGTGCTTTAAAAGTCGATGAAGATGGTGGTGTAGATACGATTAAGATTGATATTCCAGTACAAGCGACTAAAGACTACCTACAGGACCTGCACGAGAAAATCATTCTTACAGCACAGGGTATCGACTTCAACAGTGATAAATTCGGCAACAGTCCATCAGGTATCGCATTGCAATTCTTATTCAGCAACTTAGACTTAAAAGCGAAAAAGTTATCACGTAAGGCGCATATAGCAATACAAGAAATCATTTGGTTCATCTTTGAATATCATAATATTAAAGCAGATTATAAAGAAGTGGAGATTACATTCAACTTTAATACAATGGTCAATGAATTAGAGAAGGCTCAAATCGTGAATATTTCGCAGAACATCATCTCGCAAGAAACGTTAGTCGAGAATCATCCATTCGTTAAAGATTTAGCTGGAGAACTCGAACGGATAGAGACGCATGGAGTTGAGATAAATGCAAGAGAAGATACTCGAATTACTTAATGAAATGATTGAAAGTGTGTCGGATGAAACTGCACGTATTCTAATTAGAAAGTTAAAAGAGATACTTAGCATACTCGAAGAACTATTCGAGAAATATCAATCAGACGACCCTCACATTACATGGACAGAGTTTAATAAATATAATCGACTACAAAAGACACTCTACACGATAGATGAATTGCTCGATGGTGCATATAGTGATGTCATTGATCTAATACGTGAATCAGAAATGAACACAGAGATAGAAAGTTATTACAGGCACATGCACATGTTTGATATGTCTAGTGATATCAACTTCTTAAGTGATGGTTTACTGTATAGCAACGCTAAAGTAACGATGGAACAGCCTATTGAGAAGATAAAACTTGATAAGACTTTTGAAAATCACAGAGAAGCAACAATCAAGCGTATACGTGGTCATTTAACAACAGGTGTACTTGATGGCAAGAGTTATGACAGTATCGCTAAAGATATTGAAAATGACATTGGTATGAGTGCCAGGCAAACGAAACGTGTCGCACGTACAGAAGTAGGCAGAGCACAAAGTGAATCGCAACTTGTAGCAGAAGAACAAGCTAAAGAATTAGGTGCTAACATCGAGGGGTATTGGGACGCAACACTTGATACTCGAACACGCTCATCTCATCAAATGATGGACGGTAAGAAAGTAGATGGCGATGGTAATTTTAATGTTGGGCTTTCAACAGGTCCTGCACCACGTTTACTTATTGGAGAGGATAGTGCATCGCAGAACATCAACTGTAGATGTAAGAAGTTGTATACAGTCAATGGCTTAAAGCCTACTGTACGAAAAGCACGTGATAAGAATGGTAAATCAATCAACGTACCTTATCAGACGTATGAAGAATGGTTGAGTAATGTAGAAGGAACTAAAGGCTCTGTACAGAACGATAAAGAGAAATTCAAAGAAATGCTAGAGAATGGTTATCATAAAAAATCTGATGGCAGTTGGGGGTATTAGATGTGAGCAAGAAACATACTGTAAAGGATGTATTGAAAGATGCATTAAATCAACATAAAGATATTCAAGATGTTGTAGTTATAATCAGAGGTAAGAACGAAGTCATTGCAGAAGGATACTCACACATGAATAAAACTGAAGTATTAGGTTTATTAGAATGTGCTAAGCATAACGTATTGCTTGATATGACGGGAGAGGAGTAAATATGAGTAACAAAAAGTTTCTAATCGTAGATATTTTGTTCTTTATCGTTGCTGCTTATTTAGTTGTAGATTGTTTGATAGAAGGAGATGTGACGGGGGTTGTTTTCGGAATGTTTCTAACTATTGCTATGGGTATTATTGTAATTGACCGTTTTAATAATATTAACCAAAAAAGAAAAGGTGGGAAATAACCATGCAAAGTACAGTAACTTTAGAACTATATGAGTACAATGACCTTTATTTAAAAGCTATTCAACACGATGATTTAAAAGAGGAAAACGAAAAGCTTAAAGAAGAATTGACGAATACACTTAAACAGTTAGAAGTAGTAAAGCAACCAAAAGACGATACACCAACGTATACTGTTAAACTTGATGGCTCAAAAGTGTACGAAGCAGTGAAAAAGGCAGCGGATGAGTTTAAAAGAGAACAAAAGGTGTGCTGTAACAAACAAAATTACATGATTTGTAATTATCTGAAAGACGATGTAGTTTTTGTTGCTAAACACATCATCATAGCTAACGAAAAAGATATGAAACGAATTAAAGAAAGATTCAACGAAATTAATTGGATTGAGTTATAAACCGACAGTCGTGAGGATTGACGGTTATTTTTATGTTCTTCATCTACCTATAAGGAAGTGATCTAACATATCTCATAACGGTGGTATTCCGTTCGTGTTACTGAAGCGTTCACACGTAAACGACAACGCTTCTTTATTTTGTCCTGAACATGACGTTAAAGGTGTTCAAATGCTAGTAAAATCTAGCGTAATAAAAAATGTTAAGGAGTGTTCTAAATGAACAGAGAGTTTTTAAGAGGTTTAGGTGTTACAGAAGATATTATCCCACAAATTATAAATCAACATCATGATACAATGCGTCCACTTAAAGAAAAGGCAGACGAAGTTGAAGCGCTTCAGTCACAAGTTGATACATTAAATAGTGAGATAAAGAATCGTGACGATGAGTTAAATTCAGTACGTGAGAAAGCTAAAGGGAACGAGGAACTATTAAAAGAACTCGATGACGTAAAGAAACAGCGTGACCAACGTGCTGAAGAAAACGAAAAATTACAACTGAATAATGCAATCGAAGTTGAAGCACTCAAAGAAGGAGTTGTGGACACAAAAGCTTTTTTAAAATTAATCGACACTAGTACTGTGAAACGCAAAGAAGATGGCGCATTTGATGGAATTAAAGAGTTATTCGAAACTTCTAAAGAATCAATGCCATACTTATTCGCATCGCAAAAGCCTAAAGGCTACACACCTCCTGAAGGTGGGAATCCAACGTTATCAAAACAAGATTTTGACGCTATGAGTTACGCAGATAAAGAAAAGTTATATCAAGAAAACCCGGAAGTATTTAAACAACTATCAAAATAAAAAAGTGAGGTAATTAATTATGGCAACAACAAAACAAACAAATTTAGTAATACCTGAGGTAATGGCAACAATTATTCAAGCAGAGTTAAATAAAAAAATTCGTTTCGCACCTATCGCAGATGTAGACACTACATTAGTAGGTCAACCGGGCAATAAAGTTTCAGTGCCAGCATACAAATATATTGGTGATGCTACTGTAATTCCTGAAGGTGAACCAATTCCATTAGACCTTTTAGAAGCTGTAAAAAAAGAAATGGAGATCAAAAAAGTTGGTAAAGGTGTAGAGTTGACTGACGAAGCAATTCTTGCAGCTATCGGAGACCCTAAAGGAGAAGCAGCACGTCAAATTGCTTTAGCTATCGCAAACGCAATCGACAACTTCTTATTAGAGGCAGCAAAAACTACTACTGTTGCACACGTTGGAGATGTGAAACTTATCGATACTATCGACAACGCTATTGCTAAGTTTGGAGACGAAGAATTAGAACCGATGGTATTATTCGTAAACCCATCTGATGCAGGTGCATTACGTAAAGCAGCAGCAGATAACTGGACACGTCCATCAGATTTAGGTGACACAATCGTAACAACTGGAGTGTTCGGAGAATTATTAGGTGCTGAAGTAGTACGTACTAAGAAATTAGCAGTAGGTGAAGCGTTATTAGTTAAAAAAGGTGCGCTTAAATTATTCTTAAAGCGTGACACATTAGTAGAAACTGATCGTGACATCATCCGTAAAACGACAGTAATCACTGGTGACAAACACTTTGGTGCTTACTTATACAATGACGCTAAAGCAGTTAAGATTACATCAGCATAGGAGTGATTTAAATGGGTATCGGAACACTAAGACGTTCGCAACATGATAATGTAACAACTCAAGAAAAATTAGAGCCTAAACAAGATTTATCAAAGTTAAATAAAGATGAACTTGTAAAATTAGCTAAAGAAAAAGAACTCGAATTTGATTCGAAAGCAACTAAAGCAGAATTAATCGAGTTATTGAAGTAGTAAAGGAGTGATTATATGGCTGATTTTTTAGTCAAAAAACCGGTCAACTTGAATAAGGAAGGTGTGAAATTAACTGTAGGCGATATCGTGGAGCTTACAGTTAAACGTGCTGAAGAAATTCAAGAAGAAATACTCAAACAAAAAGGATACGAAAAGTATACTGATGTATTCGAACGTATCGATAAGAAGTAGGTGGTTACATGTTACCTGAAGATGTAAGACGCATAAACGAATGGCAACCAACACAGTACGACGATGCTAAGTTGTTGTACTTAGTCGATGTCTATCGTGGACTAGCAGAAGAACATTGTAACGCTGAATTTGTCGTACCCTTTCCGGAGGGTGTGCAAATTTTTATCGCAAAAAGTATTAAGTACGCTGATTTAGACTTTCTCTCAAGCAAGAGCATGGGTACTGTGAGTTATTCGATAAATAGCAATCTACCATCAACACTTTACAGGACTTTGAAAAAGCATAGAAAGATGGTGTGGTAGATATGTTTGGTATGTTTTATACGCACAACATCACAGTTACACGATCATCGACGACAATCGACAAGTCAGTATATCCACCTAAAGAAACTACTACCTCAACTACACATGATTTAACAGGTTTCATGGATACGCCATCAACAAGCGAACAACTAAAATATAAAAATATGGAGAAAGATTTATCGCGACAGTTATACCTCCCTTATAGTTCTGACATCAAATCAACCGATACAGTAACATTTGAAAATGTTAAGTATCGTATTATTGGCGATTTAGAGGACCAGGGTGGACAACACGAAGTGATAAAGATTCCATTAAGTCGCATATGAATAATATCGTTAAAGGCCTGAAACAGTTTCAGAAGCGTGTTGAGGCAGATGTAAAAAAAGGTATAGCAGAAACGACGATGACACAGTTTAATGAATCATCTACACGTGCGCCAGTCGATACATCAGCACTTAAGAATAGTATCGGCTATGACTTTGAAAATGGTGGGTACACAGGTATTGTTTCGGTCGGTGCAGAACATGCAAAGTTTATCGAATGGGGAACAGGTATCTATGCAGAAGGGTCAGGTGGCTCACGTGCTAAAACGATACCATGGTCCTACCAAAAAGACGGTAAATGGTATACGACTTACGGTATGCCTGCACAGCCTTTTTGGTATCCTAGCTTACACATTAGTAGAGACTACTTTAACAGTTACTTTAATAGGAAGTGATTAAATGAGATTTCCATCAGCAGAACAAGAGTTATTACGTGGCATCATGAGTAACTTACTGCAATCAAAATTAAATACGTTGTTAAACGGAGAGATACATGACCGAGTAACTGAAAATATAGGTGTCGATGCTAATGGTAATAAGATGCCGAAATTCAGTTATATCGTTGTGGGCGAGAGTGATGTTACTGAAACTCGTGGCACGAACGCTTACACTGAATCAATTTCAGTTACGGTACATGCATATCACAGAAATAACGAAAAGCCATATCTTGCGACTGATAGTACACGACAGTTATTGCGAGATGTGGTTTATTTTTTAGAAGAAAAACCACTACTACCAAACGCGAAAGTAATTCATATCAAGAAAGAGATGCAGCAAGTATTCACTGATATTGATAGAGAGACGATGCATGGTGTAGTGCGAATGAATTATACAGTCGTACATAATGTGCGATACAAAAATAAGGAGATGATCTAATGGCAGCAAATAATTGGACAGTAGTAACGATTCCAACAAAAATATCAAAAGCATTAGCTAAAGCAGCAGATTACGCTATTTCTGCATCAACTGAAATTGGACACGAGATTGAGAATAACCTTAAAGAACGTTTGGTTGGTAATAAAAAAGATTGGTTTCAAGAATCATTCGAAGAAACAATCGAGATTACATTCCCTTACGATTCAAATGAGAAACGCGACCAAGATTTAGTTGATGCAATTCAACGTGGTGAACAGATGCGTACATGGTTAATCAATAACAAAGTGGTAAAGTATACAGACAAATCAACAGGTTCACCAGTTGAAAAAGATGGTCACAATTCTGTATTCGCTTATATCGTACCTGAATCACGTTCACTTAAGATTGATGATGAATCAGAAGAATTAGAAGCATCATTCAAAGTGAAGTTAAATTCAGCGCGTGGCAACGAGCCTAAATTACCTGATGTTATCTTAGATGCGTCTATTGCTAAGCAAGTACTGTACGAGACAATCGGACAGGAAACAGGCGACTACGAAGATGTAGCGTATCAGAACGCACCAACAGTTTAATTTTAGGGAGCATTAGCTCCCTTTTTTTATTTGTCAAAAATATATTTATAAAGGAGTAATAACATGTCAAATCAAATCACAATCAATAACCACATTTATCAAGCAAAAGGTAGCGTAGCTTTCTCACGTACAGCAAAACAGTACGCAGGTAAAACTGAACACAAAGGTAAAGAAGTTGAATCAGATGGCGTTGTAAGTATCTTCATGGGGCTTATGCAACAGGATGTAGAGAAATTAATTCAATTCTGGCATTGCGCAACTTCCCACGAGAAAAATAATAAACTCACATTCGATGAAATCGAAGAGTTTTTCATGGACGAAATCGATAAAGGTACAGACATGCTCGAATACTTCAAATCAGCATTAGAAGTATTAAATGAAGGTGGATATTTTAAGGGAAAGATGAAGACGTACTGGTTCATGATGAACACTTCAGCGAGAGCGAAATCGAAAGAAGAAAAAGAAGAATCACTGGCTCAAGTGGAAATGTTCAAGAATCTGTATCAAGAAATCACAGGCAAAACACCTTACGAAATCGCCAAGTAGTTGATTTTGATTACATTGTAGAAACAACTTCTCGCATGATTGGTTACATACCTTTAGACGATTTACTCTGCATGACATTAAAAGAGTGGGAGCTAATGATTAAGGGTGCGAGACATAGACGTTTAGACGCTTTAGAAGATTTAAGGTTACAAGCTGTAATGTACGCACGTATGACAAATGGTAAGGACATTAAAGATATCAACCGTAAGTTGGAAAAAGAACGTGCATTGATTAATCAGACTGAAGGGTCTTATGAATTAGATCAGAAGAAGAAAAAATGGGAGCGTAAACAGATTCGTAAAATTCAAGATGCTGCAATGCAGAAGTGGATTGACGAACGAAACAAAGCAAACGGAAAGGAGTGATAGCGTATGGATATGGCTGAATTCGTTGCTAAAATCATGGCAGATATTGACGACTTTGAACGAGATATCAAGAAGGCAATGGCAATGGCAACTAATTTAGATGACGATGTTGTGGTAGACATCGAAGCGAATATCAATAGCTTTAGACGTGACTTGTTAAAAGCTGAAGCACTAGCGAAACGGTTTTCACAAGATGATATAGATATAGAACTTAATTTACAACGAGCTAACTTCGAGGATGATTTACAGATTGCTTTATCGAATCTTAAATCTGATTTAACAGATGATTTTGAAGTTAAACTCGACTTACAAGCCGCTGAGTTTGAAGCACAATTAGATGAACTGCGTGCCGACTTAGAAAACGACTTAGAGTTAGAAGTTGAATTGATTACTGCGAAATTCAATGCAGAACTTGCAGCACTTAATGCACGTATTGAAAAATTTGAAGCAGACGACATCGAAAAAGAGGTAGAACTTAAGACGAATAAATTTATGACAGCGTGGCGACAGATTCAAAGTGCTAACGACAAATTCGGCAACGATATGGACGAACTTGCGAACAGTATACGTTCGTTCGGTACTGTAGGCGCTAATGTAATTAAAGGTGGCCTACTCAGTTCATTCACTGCAATAATACCTATCGTTGCAGCATTAGTACCTGCAATCATGGCAGTAGGTAACGCATTAGCAGTTGTTGGTGGTGGTGCTGTAGGTTTATATGGTGCGTTTGCAATCTTACAAGCAGGTGCTTACGCTTTCGGTTTTATGGCATCAACAGCTATCAAAATGTTAGAAGATGGACTAATTCAAGCGAGTAGCGCAACACAAGCGTATCAGTCTGCTTTAGATGGTTTAAAGAGTAAGTGGCAAGAGATAGTAACGCTTAATGCTGACGGAATCTTTACCACAATGGCTAACGGTATGAATACTGCAAAAGTAGCGTTAGAAGGGCTTACGCCATTTTTAAGTGGTGTAGTTACTGCTATGCAGAACGCTTCATCCGAGATGCTGAAATGGGCGCAAACGAGCTCAACTGCACAGAAATTTTTCGAGATGATGGGCGGCGTAGGCGTACAAATATTTAATGATTTATTGCATGGCATAGGGCGATTTGGAGATGGCTTTATTAATATTTTCACACAATTTTCTCCTTTGTTTAAATTTATGTCACAAGGCTTTCAAAATATGGCCACAAGTTTTCAGGAGTGGTCACAAAAAGTAAGCACTGCTGAAGGTATACAGAATTTTATCGCTTACGTCCAAGAAAATCTCCCTAAAATCGGAGAAATCTTCGGTAATACTTTCGAGGGTATCTTCAACCTGTTTAAAGCATTCGCACCAAACTCACAAACAATATTCGATTCGTTAGTTATTATGAGCGCGAAGTTTGCCGAATGGAGTGCAACGATTGCTGCAAGTGATGGCTTCCAGAAGTTTATTGAGTATGTGCAAACGAATGGTCCGACGATCATGGGATTAATCGGTAGTATCGTGATGGCGATTGTTAATTTTGGTATTGCAGTCGCTCCACTTGGACAGGCAGTGTTAGAAATGGTGAGTGGATTTGCTGATTGGGTATCAAAAATGCTTGAAGCACACCCTATGATAGGACAAATTGTAGCAATCGGTCTAACTTTGTTAGGCATGTTCATGCAACTTGCACCTGTACTTGATTTTGTACGCATCGGCTTTGGTTTGTTAAGTGGTGCATTAGGTATGATTACAGCACCAGTGTGGGCAATTATTGCTGTTATTGCTGTATTAGTAGGGATGTTCGTTTATCTATGGCAAACAAACGAGGATTTCCGCATCAAAGTTACTGAAATATGGAATCAGATTAAAGAGTACATCTCTATGGCTATACAAGCAGTTGTTACTTTCGTAATGCAGATATGGGGGACTTTAGTTTCCTGGTGGAATGAAAATAACGATTTAATCATGCAAACTGCGACACGTATTTGGAATACAATTCTTACTGTAATACAAGTTGCTATGGCTATCATTGTTCCGATTGTACAAGTAGCGTGGGAAATGATAAAAAACGTAATACGAATTGCAGTCGATTTAATTCTCGGGATTGTTAAAGTAGGTATGCAAATACTTAATGGCGATTGGTCGGGTGCATGGGAAACCATAAAGTCTACACTCTCTAACATTTGGAATTCTATGATGACAATGATTTCTAACATCATCGGCATAATTCTTCCTATCATCAGTGATTTTGTTCAAAATGCATATCAATGGATTAGCGAGAAGTTTAATGCTGCGAAAGATGCGGTTGTAGAAGCACTCGGAAATATGTTAAACGCCATCATAGATTGGGCATCTCAGACGATTTCTAACGTTATCGATGCCATGTCTAACTTCGTATCTGAAATTGTATCAGGTGGCTCTGAAGCATTATCTTCATTAACAGGTGCATTAGGCGACATGGTAAGTGCTGTTGGTGATTTTGTTGGCGACATGGTTAGTGCAGGCGCTGATTTAATCATGGGTATGATTAACGGTATCAAAGAAAAAGCAGGCGATTTAGTTAAGGCAGCAGTCGATGCAGTTGGTGGCGCAATTGAAGCTGCTAAATCAAAACTCGGTATCGCATCGCCTTCTAAAGTATTTAGAGAAATCGGTGCATTTACAAGTGAAGGTATGGCTATCGGTATTACTGATAATGCACGAATGGCAGTCGCTAGTGTGACTGAAATGGCAAAAGAAATGATAGATGCTTACAATCCTGACTTCGCATCAGTCAACGCAAGTATGAATAAAGATTTAGGCTCTCTCAATAAGGATTTACGTAATACAGTCGATGCAGACATTTCAAGTGGTATAGACGTAGCAAGACCAGTTGTTAACGTAGCTGTCCACAACGAAGGTGATGCAGAGATAATTAGAAGTTACGTAAATACAGAAGATGCAATCGATGAAAGTTTAGCGTTCTAAAGGAGTGAATGTATGAATTATATAGATGCAGAAATTATTAAAGGTACAAAGAAATATAAAATATCTGATAATGAATTGACAGGCACTTCTTTAGAGGTGCTTTCTTTTATTATTGGTGGGATTAGTAAGAATTCCTACAGAACTGAAATAGAGGGACGTGGTGTAGTTAATTATGGCTACGACTACATGACGAGAAAGATAACATTAATCGTCCAGGCTAAAGCAGATTACGGTCATGACGTAGCACATCTACGTGACTGTATCAACGAGTTGTTTGACGGACAGTATTATATACGTGAAATGCGAAACAACTATAATACAGTACATTATGAAACGATTGGTAGTAAGGCAGGAGATATGACACTCATATCAAGTGAATATGTAGATGGCAAACAGTACTACGTTGAAAGTTTGAGTGAAATTACGATTGATGATCAAAAACATATCAATGAATTTTCTATTGAGTTGACTACTGTAGATTTACCGTATGCACAGACACGCTACACAACAATGCAACTGAACGCACAAGCGTATGATGAGAATACTGATTTACATGGTACTGCTGATAATATCGACTTCGATAACACTCGGTACACATTTACCACAAATGAATTTAAAGTATTCAACGCAGGTAACGTGACAGTACAGCCTGAAAGTATGTACTTGAAAATTACTGTTAAAGGTGTGAGTGCATCGAGTGGTTTCAGCATCAAGAATTTAACGACAGGTAAAACGTTTAAAGTTAATAAAGCAGTGAGTGGCACGTTAATATTAGACGGGCTAAACATCAAACTAAACAACATCAGCATACTACGTGATACGAATTTAACATTTATAGATATTGCACCGGGGTTGAACAATTTCTCAATAACAGGTGGCAAATTAAGTAGTATCGAGTTTGATTTTAAATACTACTATAAATAAGGAGAGGGATTAAATGGTGATAAGAAATATTTATACAGGCAGAGGAAATAGAGAAAACGTGAATGGTGTGAATAGTAATTTTGCTTATTTATTCGGCGAAATGTCGAACTTGTGGGGTTTCGTAAACGGAAAAGGTGATGAGATATTATCTTCAGAAGCTATCCAAGAGATGATTTCTCGATGGATTGATAAAAACGATTTCAAACCAAAAGAAGCAGTTGCTACGTTTAATGATTTACCAAAAGAAGCAGAATTAAAAGAAATCAGAGGAGTAACAGATGAGAACGCAGTATATGTTTACGATGGGGAAAAATGGATTAAACAATCGCGATTAAATTTCGATGGATTAGATGATGTGAAAAAGAATATCTTTTACAACGAGATAGTCACAAGATCATATAGAGATGAAGTTTCAAGTACGGATTATTGGGTTACTGTCATACCATTTCAAGATGAGAACGGGGATAAGATAGAAATAAAGAAAGGTACTACAGATAAGAGTGAAGGAGAAACTCCTAGGGAGTTTTTCGAAAGAACTGGATCTAGTTTTGTAGTAAATGCTAGTATTTTTAATGGCGGCGGATTATATGGAATACATATAAAAGACGGAGAAATCTATAAAGATACTCCCTCAAAGTATGAGATACTAGGTATAACTAAGGATAGGGAGTTTAAGTACTATCCATCAGATACGACTTCAGACACTATGCTAAAGGATAATGTATACAATAGCTTTACAGGCTTTGCTTCTATACTTAAGAATGGCCAGGAACTACCTCTGGAGAGTTTTGCTAAGGTAGGGTCCTACTCCGAAACTCATCCTAGGGTAGTAGTGGGTACAAATACTAATAAAGATTTATATGTGATTGTTACTGATGGTAGAAAGTCTAATAATATAGGGATGACTTATGAAGATATCACTAGGATATCTAAAAGCTTAAACTTGATGGATGCATACTCTCTTGATGGTGGTGGCTCTGCACAAGCGATTCACAATGGTAATTTCATTGGTGGGCTTATCGATAACAATTTGACAACCGAAAGAAAAGTTTACGACTTTTTATATGTACCTAAAAAGTCAAGTAGAGAGATAGATTCTCAAGTAAATACCATTGCCGAAAATTCGGTAAGATTGAAAAAAATTGAAAACAACTACATTGATAGAAGAATGCCTGTTTTCGATAAAGAAAGTACTTTCAAAGCTAAAAGTTATTTTGAAGATTACTTTTATGTACTAGAAGGCAAAGCTTTATACAATAAATCTATTGATGATTTTAGTAGATTAATTGGAGCAATAGGTGGTTACAATTATGTTGGTAGTGATAAGAAACACCTACATTTAGAAGCTAAGTCTAAACTAACAGCTTCAGTCGAAGGATCATCGTACACTGTGAGCCTTATACCGAACAATCCAGTATGGAAGACTCCGTCATTTACGAATGGCTGGAAGTCGGATGGAACTATAAAAGGCAAATATATAAAAGTTGGGGATATTGTCACGATCACAGGATATTTTTTAGGGACGGCAGGTAACTTTACTAAACCGATTTTTTACATTGACGAGGGTTACAGACCTAAACAACAAATAACATTTGCTGTTCCTGTAATGGGTGGTAGTAAAGAATACAACACTTTAACTATAAATCCTAATGGTTCTGTTTCTCTAGCACATGACATATCGACTTCGAATGGCAAATCAGGTGTGCAAGTGCATGTTAGTTATACAGTTCTTTGATTATTTAAAAAGTAAGGAAGTGATACAAATTGCTCATAATCACAGATTTAAAAAATAACACTCACGCATTACTTGCGAATAAGACGATAAAAAAAGAATTAAATGGTGACCACACGATCGAGTTAGAGGTACATCAGCAGAAGAATAACGCACTCAATCTAAACTCAATATCCGAAATGTGGACGGTCACATATAAGAACATCGACTATAAAATCGTATATATCGATAAAATCCCAAAAGGCAACTCCTTCTACTTAAAGTTGAGGGGGAAGCCTCTTTTTTATGATGAATTTAGTACGTCGGTTATACACCCTCGTAGAAATGGTAGTATCACATTCTCAGAAGCGTTTAAACTGATATTCGCTAATACATCGTTTACACCTATCCTAGAAGCTCAAAGAACTGCTACAACTTGGGATGGTTTCGGTAACGGGTTATCACGATTAGATTTATTCAAGAAGGCAATCGATAAATTTAACGTTGAGTTTGAAGTTGTAGGCAGTAGAGTTTATTTAAGAGATATGATAGGGAACGACACGAACTTTCTATATAAATATAAGTTGAACGCATCGAACATTAGTAAGTCGATTGATGCCACATCGTATTATACGCATAGAAAAGGTTTCGGGAACTTTAAAGAGGGCGAAGAAGATTATTATAATAAATCACTTTTAAAGCGTGCATATACCTCACCACTTGCTTCTATTATAGGGGTAAGAGAAATGTCTCCACCACTTGTAGATGGACGTATTAAAGATGCTGCATACATGGATAAGCTATTAAAAGAATCGGTGGATGAAAGTTTGAACGTCACAGTATCTGCTACATTACATGATTTACGTAAGCAGGGATATGCGCATGGTATACCTACAGTTGGAGACAGAACTTTCTTACTTGATGAACGTATTGATCTAAAGCAAGAGGTACGTGTTACAGGTATAGAAGAACGTTACGATGAACAAGATGTATTAAAAGACTGTAACGTCGACTTTGGCAGTCAGTCTATCAGAAAGCGTTATGCTTCTAAAATGAGTTCAGCGATGAAAACTGTAACTGATATGATGAAGGGATTCGTTAAGTTGCCATTCGCAACACTTGATGTGATGGCACAAGAGATGATTAAAAAGATACAATCTGTCAGTACAGAGTTGGTATTAGATAACGGTATATTTGCTATAGATAAGAATAACCCTAATAATATTGTGGGTTTAAATAGTGCAGGGTGGTATATCTCAACTGATGGAGGTAAAAAACCACGAATGGTCGCTACTGCCGAAGGGTTAGTCGCTGAGAGTATCGTAGGTAAATCATTAATCGGACTTAACATCACAAGTCCGGGAGCAAAGAGTTATTTTCATGTAAATGGTGGAGATGCTGAGTTCGTTGATGTAAGTAGTGGTAGGAAAGTATCTATTTCACCTTATGGAATATTTGGATATAACGCGAGCGGTACAACACTATTCAGAGCAGACAACACACTCGTAACATCTTCTGCTTTAGGTTCGTCTGTAAGTAACGTTTATCTAGCGTGTGCAGCAGGAGCAGAAGGACGTGTGGTCAATATCAACGGTATTCCCGGAGACGGAGAAATAAATAGTTACGCATACAGACCACTTCGAGCGTTAGCTTTTAAATTCCCTTTGAAAGCGAACGGATATATAGGGATAGATTTAGATGAATTAAGAATCATGTCAGATGGTTTAACCGAGGGTGGATATAAGGCTGTTCGTGCATCAGGATATATCGGGAACCATTTAGACGTGAATACTCAGGATAACGGAACTCACTTATACTTAAGACCTAAATCTAACGGAAGAGTGAAAGTAACACAATTAGGCACTACAGATAAGTTCGCAGACTTTCAAGCAGCGAAGATATACGGAGAAGTTGTAAGTAGTTCATCTGAAAAGTTGAAGACGAACATACGTGAATGGGATATCAACGGTATAGAAACTGTAAAAGCTATGAAGTTGTATGAATATAATTATAAAGAGAAATTGAAGAACGGAGACGACACGCTGAATCATGGGTTAATCGTTGAACGTGAGACACCCGAACACGTCAAAGATGACGAAGGTATCAACATCTATGAATATGTGTCTACGTTAACGAAAGCAGTACAAGAATTGATAAGCGAGAACGAATCTATGAAGAAAGAGTTAGCTGAATTGAAAAATAAATAAAGGAGAGTGAACAATGCAATTAGATCAGGGAGATTTAATGTTATGGTTTATTACTGTAGTTATACCTCTAGCTTTAACAGTTTTAGGTGTATATCAAAAGACGAGTAGTGATAAACAGAAACATGAAGGTAGAATGGTTTTGATTGAAGCAGAAGTGAAAAGTAATAAAGAAGATATTACAGAATTAAAAACAGAGTTCATTTCTTATAAAGCTGAAATATCAGAAGATATTAAAAAAATCGTAGAAGATTTAAAGTTGTTGCATACGTTAACAACTGAAAATAAACATATTTCAAAGACTTTAGAAAAAATAGAAAAGAAATTAAATATTTAAGAACATCTCGATGAGGTGTTCTTTTTATATGGAGGTAAACAGATGAATAAAGAATTACAACTAGCTTTGACGCGTTTAGTCGTGTTGTTAATTGCGTTAATCAACTCAGCACTAGCACATTATGGAAAGCCATTAATTAAGAGTGATGAAACTTTTATCTATCAAACATTAAGTGACTTATTTTTAATTGGATCTATTGCCTGGAGTTATTGGAGAAATAACAATATCACTCGTAATGCACAGCAGGCACAAGAATTTAAGAATGTATTAGATATCGAAAAAAATAACGAAAATATGGAGGAAAAATAATTATGGCATATAAAATTATTAATTCATGGTTACCAGCAAGCAAATATAGTTTAAAAGCACCTTTCGCAATGAATCCTGAGTATATTACGGTTCACAATACGGGTAATACAGCGAGTGCTAGAGAAGAAGCAGCGTATCATAACTCAAATAATAGCGAAACATCGTATCATGTAGTTATCGATGAAAATGAAGTACATCAATTAATTCCGTTCAGTCGTAACGCTTGGCATTCTGGAGATGGTAGAGGTAACGGAAACATGAAATCTATCGGAATCGAAATCGCACGTTCAATGGATAATGGATATAGTGGTCCTAAGTCACAACGTTATATGCAAGCAGAAGAAAACGCAGCGTTATATATTGCTCACGTTATGCACGAAAGAGGTTGGGATATGAGCCGACTTAGACGTCATTATGATTGGTCGGGTAAGGACTGCCCTCACAAAATGCACGCTACAGGCACATATCAACAATTTAGAGATAAAGTACAAAAACATCTTGTCGCTTTAAATAATGGTAGAAAAGTACAGGCAAGTACAGTTAGTAAACCTGTTCAAAAAGCACCTGCTAAAGCTAAAGGGTGTAAACGTATCAAAGCGTGGTCTAAGACGCCTCACTATAAAGGAACGATCCAATATACTGCATCGCTAAGACAACGCTCAGGTAGTGATTTCAGTAACTTTAGTTTCGGTAAAGAGATTGGAACGCTTAAAAAAGGCGAGACTGTCTATATCTTTGAAGAGATTCAAGATGCAGAAGGTAACATTTGGTGTAGAACGTATTCGCCAAGTAATAATGGATGGGTACACAAAGACACAATTAAATAACCTTAAATTAAAAAAGTGGTATTTTTTGAATTAAGCCCTGCACTCGTAATAGAATGCAGGGCTTTTTTTATTTCGGTCATATACCCGAATATTTTAAAATTCGGTTAAATAGCCGGAAAATATTGTGGATAACTTTTACTTATCCACAGATTGGGGGTTATTCATTTACAATATGTTTTTTAGGGAATATAATGTGTGAGAAGAAAAGATTATCAACCACATCTTTCTTCTCTCTAGTTAGCTAACTATCTCGTATGCAATTGGAGTGCATTGCATAGCCTGGCAGAGGCCATATATCTGACTGTTGGTCCCGATAAGAGACACCATTCTTATCCGCACTCATATACATAATCCCTACTATTTAATTTAGTAGGGATATTTTTTCAGGGGGTAATTGGAACTTGACGTATTTAAAAATAGAGAAAATTGAAGATGTCAATTTCCAAGATATCTTAAATGATTATATAGATATATTCACTGGAAAATACTTAATGGTTGAAACTAATTACAAAAAGTTAGAGCACTTTGAGATTAGATTTAATAAAACTGATATTCATCATTTATTGGGTTTTCATAAAGTTCAAGACAGTGGTATAAGTGCAACAAAGACTTTATATAAAATACTAGAAGGTACTCTGACTCTCGAAAGTATTAGAAAACATAATAATTTTAATGACATAAAGTCAAGGCTTGTTAACTATAATTTTTTACATAAGTGCTTTATAGATCAATCGGTAAACCTTTGTATTATTCCTGATTCTAGAAAGAATCCGCAGAAACTAGATGTTGTATTCCATGATTTACATCACCATCATACTGTATTAATAGGTTTGAAAAAGGTCAGGAGTTATTACGTCCCTGCAACACTTTATGAAACCAATTCTAAAAATATCTATGGAAATCAGAAAAGAACTAAGGTGAAAAATATGGAGTGGAAAAATTATTAA